TTATTCACACGGTCAAACAGGTGTTCAAAGTATGACAAGGACTGCTTCTGGTATGTCTATGTTATTAGGAGCATCAAGTTTAAATATTAAAACAGTTATCAAAAACCTTGATGACTTTTTATTAAAGCCACTAGGGGAGTCTTACTTCCAGTGGAACATGCAATTCTTAGAAGATGAGTTGGATGTTAAAGGTGATTTAGAAGTTAAAGCTACTGGAACAAATAGCTTGATGCAAAAAGAAGTTAGAAGTCAAAGACTTACTATGTTCTTACAAACTGCACAAAGTCCTGCTATTGCTCCATTTGTTAAGATTTCTAAACTCGTAAGTGAACTTGCCTACAGCTTAGACTTAGACCCTGATGAAATACTCAATGACCCTGAAGAAGCTGCAATTATGGCACAAATAATAGGAATGCAGAATGCTGGACAAACAAATGGCGAGGAAGCTCAACCCGGTGGTGAACAGCCCCCAATGGGAGGACCTGAAGGAGTACCTCAACAACCTCAAGAACTTGGAGCTACAGGCACTGGCGGTGGCAACATCGGAACAGGAAATGTACCGGTTGCAGGGGAGAGTGAGTTCTCTGGTACGATTGGAGCAACTGGACAAGCAGGTTAAAGAAGCAATTAATAGGAAGGAAGAAGTATAATGTTACTACAAGATGATAAAAAAAGAATGGGTTATTCCAATGGCAGAGTTGTTTATGGAGAAGAAGAAGGCTTTGATGTTGTTAAAGATTTTAAAGAATCAAAAGATGATTTTGTAACAAAAATGGCAAAAGCCCAGTTAAAAGATGTTAAAAATACAAAAGACAGAGATGAATTTATTAAACTAAGTATTAAAGATAGAGAAAAAGTAGCTAAACAATATAATGTTCAAGAAGATTTACAAGCTGATATTAAAGCAAAAGTTAGAGAAATGGCTGAAGATATAAATCCTTTAATGATGGGTGGAAGACAAATAAAAGCTGAAGGTGGAATATTAGACCAAGATAGATACGGAATGGAAAAGGGCGGTCCTTTAGTAGGAAATCAAAAAAAAATAGACGCTAATAATGATGGTAAAATTAGCGGTGAAGATTTTAAATTACTTCAAAAAGCTGAAGGTGGAGAAATAGATAATCAAATGTTAATGGTTATGACACCGCCTGTGAAATCTGAAATGGAATCAGATGATTCTATGGAAGATAACTATACAAGATTTATAATGGAAGAAGCATTAAGCGAAGAAGAAGAAGACATGCTATCTTCCAAACTAGAACAAGACGAGGAACTATCTATGTTATTTGATAAGATAATAGACGTTGCTCAAGAATTTGCTGGGTCTGGTCCTGTTGAAGGTCCGGGTTCAGGAGTCTCTGACAGTATACCTGCTAGGTTGTCTGACGGAGAATTTGTCTTTACTGCAAAAGCTGTAGAAGAAATCGGAGAAGACAGTTTAATGTCTATGATGAAAGAAGCTGAAGCTGCTGCAGATAAAAGACAAGGTTTTGCTGAAGGTGAAATGGTAGAAGAAAAACCTATAATACAACCTTTATTAAGTCAATCAGGAATAGTTCAGGATGACCCGACTGTTCAAGATGAATTAACAAAGCGTACTATTGGTGGCTCTAAAAGCTACATCCAAAGTTAAACAAACTAACGATAAAGCCACCCTATTAGCGTAGGCACTTTATCATTTTAATAACCGAAAGGCTACCTTTACAAACAAGCCCTCTAGTCGACATAGAGCTACCTTGTGAAACAAGCCCTGAGTAGGAGAATAGAAAATGACTAATACAGTCCAACAGGAAGAACAAGCGAATCCTTATAACGCAAAGAAAGATTACCACGTAGAAGATAAACCTTTTACCCCTGCTAATCAATTATATTTTGAAGAGCCTTCTGAAAAGAATAAACTCTTTGATAGTGATGATATTACTGAAGTTAATTCTACAGATAATGTTAAAACAGAAAATCTGGATACTCCTTATAAGAAACCAGATTATAAAAAAAGATATGATGATTTAAAAAAGCATTACGATAGTAAGCTTAACGAGTTTAAATCTAGAGAACAAGAGTTAATTGAAGAGGCTACTAGTAATAGAACCGAATACAAAGCTCCTAAATCTCCAGAAGAACTAGAAGAGTTTAAAAATAACTATCCTGATGTTTACGAAGTCGTAGAAACCGTTGCTCATTTACAATCTGAGACTAAAGCAAAAGTTCTAGAAGAACGCCTTAGTAAACTCCAAGAACGTGAAAACAACTTAGTACGACAGAGTGCAGAAAAAAGATTAATGGAAAGACACCCTGATTTTGAAGATATCAGAAACAGCGATGACTTTCATGGTTGGGCAAAAGAACAGCCTAAGTCTATCCAAGATTGGATATACTCAAACGCTGACGATGCTGACCTAGCTTCACGTGCATTAGATTTGTTTAAAAAGGATTTTGGTATTGAACCTACTAAGACTAAGTCATCTTCTAAACAGACTAGAAAATCTGCTGCTGATATGGTTTCTACTAAAACACAAAGTATAGAAGCTAATCAACAAAAGGTTTGGTCTGAAAAGGAGATTGCTGCTATGAGTATTGCAGAATTTGATAAACACGAAAGTGAAATATCAGAAGCAATGCAGTATGGCAGAATCGTAAAATAACTATTATAACTTAAAGGAATTATATCATGGCTCAATTTTTTGAACCCTCAACTGATACTAATGCTAACTTTGCAAACTCCGTAAGTGGACAAACTAATAGTTTCTTCCTACCTTCCATATACTCTAAGAAAGTTCTTAACTTTTTCAGAAAGGCAAGTGTAGTTGAAGCTATTACTAACACCGACTATGCCGGTGAGATATCTGCTTTTGGAGACTCTGTAAAAATCATTGGTGAACCAGTAATCTCTGTATCTGACTATACAAGAGGTTCTGACACAACTGCAACTAAACTAACTGATGCTGAAACAACTCTTGTTGTTGATAGTGCTAAAGCTTTTAAATTCATCGTAGATGATATTGAAAGTAAAATGTCACATGTCAACTTTAAAGAAGTAGCTTCATCATCTGCTGCGTATGCTCTTAAAGATGCATATGATGCTGCTGTTCTAGCAACTATGTTTGCTGGATGTTCAGCTTCATCTCCTGACCATATTATTGGTTCAGACAGTGCAACTGCTGACGCAACATTAGGACACGCTACTAACTCTGTAGACCTATTAGGTTCAGACGGAACTGGTGTAGATGCAATTGACCTTATGGCAAGATTTGCTAAACTATTAGACGAACAGAATGTACCTGAAGAAGGTAGATGGTTCGTAGCTCCTCCTTCATTCTATGAAGAATTAGCTAAAGCTGACTCTAAGTTAATGTCTGTTGACTTTAACGCTGGACAAGGTTCTATCAGAAATGGTTTAGTATCAAGTGGTAAACTAAGAGGATTTGACATGTACAAATCTAACAATGTTGCTGCTACATCTAATGCTACTGGTAAATGTATGGCTGGTCACATGTCATCAACTGCTACTGCTAATACTATTCTTTCAACTGAAGTGTTGAGAGACCCATCATCATTTGGTGATATAGTAAGAGGCTTACATGTCTATGGTGCGAAAGTACTTAGAGATGATGCTTTAGTAAGTGCATTTTATGTAATTGACTAATTATTACTCGGGGGGTCTTAATTGACCCTCCACTTTTAGGATATAAAATGAAAAATAAAAAAAGAACAATGTATAAAGACGGTAAGAAAGTAGAAAGAAAACCTATGATGAAAGGACGTATGGCTTATAAAGACGGTGGTGCAATGCCAAAAGCTAAACCTTGTTAATATGAAAGGCGTACCACATTATAAAAAGGATGGAACTGAATGGAAAGGCAATACTCATAAAATGCCTAATGGAAGTTTACACACAAATAAAACACATACAAAAACAAGTAAGCCTTTAGTTCACTTTAAAGATTTAAGTAAAAAGGCAAAAGAAAAAGCTAGGAAATAATTATGGCTACAACATATTTAGATTTAACAAACGAAGCACTAAGAGAACTTAATGAGATTCCATTAACGTCTGCAAACTTTACAAACGCTACAGGTATTCAGAAGTTTGTTAAAGATAGTATCAATAAATCTATATTTGATATAGCCAATGAAGAACCACAATTACCTTTCTTTTCTGCAGGAGTTAGTGGAGGCACTGACCCTTTTTATGGTAATGTAACAGTTGCTACAGTTGCAGGAACAAGATGGTACACACTTAAATCTGGTAGTTCTAATATTACTACAGACTATGCTTCAATAGATTGGGATGACTTTTATGTTACAACAATCAACGTAAGTGGAGAAACAACACCTTATGTCTCTAAAGGTTTAAAGTTTCTTACTAATACAGACTGGACAAGATACTACAGAGACAGTGAGAATGCAGACGATGCAGATACTCAAAATCATGGAGAACCTAGATTTGTTATTAAGTCTCCAGATAATAGAAAATTTGGATTAAGTCCAATACCTGATAAGGTTTATAATATACACTTTTATGCTTTCGTAAGACCGACTGCATTATCAGCACACGATGATACAATCACTTTACCAGAGCAGTACAGTAATATAATAACAGCTAGAAGTCGTTATTACATTTGGCAGTTTAAAGAAAGCCCACAACAAGCAGCTTTTGCATTGGATGATTATAAAAAAGGTA